GTAACTGCAGGTGATGCTGATGATATGTTATCATCGGCCAATTTGATGCAAAGCATGGAGAAAAATATGATACCTAAAATATCAGAACGCTCCGGACTTACAGAAGATGAAGTAAAAGCAAAATGGTTTGATGGCAAAGATCACTGGTTAAATGCTGAAGAAATGGTTCAATATGGTTTTGCCGGAAAGAAGGTAAAGCCTGTTGCAGCTTCTATAAAATCACTCGATAAACAGATAGTAGAACAGTCAACTCCTGAAACAATTTATGCCCGGTTTGCCGCGGCTCTTAATACTAACCCTAAAAATAAAAAAACAATGGATTTAACTCTATTGATTGCCACTTTCTCTTTAGAAGGTGTAACGGCAGAAAGTACCGATGCTGCCGTGCTTGCTGCTTTGCAAGCAAAATTCAAAAAGATATCGGATAAAGTTGATCAGCTTGAATCTGACATTAGCGCAAAAGCTAAAGATGCTATTACAGCTGTACTTGATCAAGCTGATGCTGACAAAAAGTTTGAAGGTATTACTGGTATGACAAAAGAACAAGTTCGTGCAAAGTATCTTGATCTTGGTGAAAAAGCAGGTGTTGAAATGCTTAAAATGGTTTTGGCTGGACTGAAAGGTGGTACCAGTAAACCTACTATCATGCAGGCTGTAATTCCTGGAGTTGGTACATCTGTAACCGGTGCAAATGGTGCAACTGTAGTACAAAACTGGGAGTGGTATCAAAAAAATAATCCAGCAGCTTTGGAGGCAATGAAGGTAGAAAACCATCCTGATCACGAAACTTTCAAAGAATTGTATAAGGCTGAATACGGAAGTTATCCAGGATAAAAACCCGTGTAAATTATAGAGACGCACGGCCGTGCGTCTGTACTAAAAATTATTGTGTTGTTTAATAGTTAATTAAAAAAAGAGAATGAAAACATTTCTAAAATTTATGATGTCGCTGATGTTCTCAGCGTTTTGCGGTGGTTTGTTTGCCGCTACTGCAGGTTTACCTGCTGTACCCGTTATCGGAGGGTTGGCCGTTGCGTCAATGATTCCTAATGCTGCACCCGAAAACTCTATGCGTGCAGGTGTGTATACCGAAGTTTGGACTAAAGAGGTTGTAAAACAATTTCAAGCTGGACTGACAGATACGTTTTTGGATGGTGTGTTAGATTATAGCCAGTACGTATCTGGTGATTCCGAAAGCCAGGTTATTCACTCAAGTTATTTCGGTGTTGAACCGGATGTGTTGATTAATAACAGTACTTATCCTATCGCTATTCAAGAGTTGGATGGTTCGGACATTCCAATTAGCTTGGATAAATATCAGACTAAAGCGACTCCCATTACTGATGATGAATTGGGTGCATTGAGTTATGATAAAATGGGGTTGGTAAAAACCGTACACGGTGATGCTATTACCCGTAATCGTCTTAAAAAAGCTATTCACGCATTTGGCCCTGCTTCACATACCACTGATCACCCAGTATTGCTGACAACCGGACCGTTGGTAAATGGACGTAGACAGTTGATTTGGGATGATGTTATTTCGCTTCGTCAAGCCTATGCCGATGCAGGTATCGAAATTGATATGCTGCGCCTGGTATTGTGTCCAACACACGTGAATGACCTGTTACGTGAAGAAAATAGCGATTTTAAAAAGCTGTATGCTAACTTCCAAAATGGTGTAGTAAACTCTAACCTTGGATTTGAGATCAGACAGTTCAATAATAACCCATACTACACTGTTTCGACTAAAACGAAACTTAGTTTTGGTGCTATTCCTTCACTAACTACAGATTCACAGGCATCAGTATGTTTCCCATTGCGTAAAGTAGGTAAAGCTTCAGGTATTACAAAAATGTACTGGAGTAAGGCCGAAAATGACCCATTGACTCAGCGTAACCTGATCAACTTCCGTAACTACTTCCTTGCAATTCCATTAGTAACTAAAGGTTTTGCTGCTATTATTTCGGCTAAGTCGTAAAGCCCCCTAAATCCCCCGAAAGGGGGACTTAGTATGGTTTAAATAAAATTTAAAGTCAATTTAAAAAATACAGAAATATGACTATTTCAAAAGAAATTAAAGATAAAGCCCTGGAAATTGGCCGCAAACATAAGCTGGCAAAAGTATGGGTAAACGAAGGTGGTGAAGTGTTCTCTGAAGAACAATTTGCAAAAGCATCGGTAGCCGGTGATAAAGATAAGTTTGCTGCTGTAGAAATTACAGCTGAGGTGAAAAATACTGAAAAGGTAACTAATGACCTTGGAACTGTTCTTGAAGTATTAGCTGCTATTGAAGCTGCAGCTACTGCTGAAGATGTACAGGCAATAATTGATGCAGAAAAAGAAGGAAAAAACCGTAAAACGGTACTTGAAGCTGCTGACAAGAAACTAAAATCATTTAATCCGGCATAAAGCCATAGCTAAGATATCGGGGGTTATGCAATTTAGCATAACCCCAGGTTGATAGCTAAGAATTAATAATAATATGAGTTTACGTGGAGTAGAAATAATCGAGGGTAAGATTGGAGCTAATACGGCTACCGATGGGCGCGAGTTTGCACTTGTTGCCGGTGGTGTGGCTGTGGCCGATAAACTAACCGTTGGTGAGATATACGAGCTTAAGCGGCCTTCTGATGCTGTGGCTATCGGGATTGACTCCAATTATGATACGACAAACGCCTGCAGGGTGTACCGTCATATCAGCGAGTTCTACCGAATTTCCGGTGAAGGGAAACCGCTTATTGTTTGTGTGGTTGCTTTGGGAACTACGCCTGTTGATATGGTAGCAAAAGCCAAAGAGCTCATTCTGGATCGTGATATCATTTCAGATATCGCTTTCGCTTACAATCCTGCTGCTAATTATGTATCTACATTGCTTAACGGCATGGATTCGAATGTATATGCAGGAATAAAAGCACTGAATGACCTGGCTATCTGGGCGGATGTGAATGACCGTCCGGTGCATACAATTTTGGAATGTCGTGGGTTAGGTGATACTGTTAGCAGTGCAGCCGATTTGCGCTCACTCACTCTTGAAAGTGTTGACTACAGTGCCGAAAAGGTCACTTTAGTATGTGGTCAGGACTGGAAGTATGCTGATGGGTTGGATACTATTGGTAAAAAATTTGCCGACGTTGGTACATTCCTAGGGTGTGTGGCTGCTCAGGCATGGAATCATAATCCAGGAGAAGTGGCTACTATGGGATTGACCAATACAGATAAGGAAAAATGGCTTATCGGTGGTCTGTCGAACCATAAGAAGTATACAGAGGTGTATGCCGATCTGGAAACATTAGACGGAAAAGGGTATGTGTTCCCGATTAAATATACCGGAATGGCCGGATATTTTTGGAATAATGGCCATACATGTGCGCCTATTATCATCGATGATGAGGGTAATATGAACCAACATACCATCTATTACTCGCACACTTTCAATATGTCTAAACGTGCGCTGCGCATTGCATTTTTACCGGAAGTAAAGAAGGTTCAAGAACTGGAAGGTGGTAAGCCTGGCAATTCACTTGTGGCTTATTACAATGAGGTAGGTGATTCGGCTTTTGAAACTCTTAAAAACAAAGGATTTATTTCAAAAGGTAGTACTAATACATCAGCTGACAGTGATCTTTTAGTTGCAAAGCAGCTAGATGTTGAATTTGGTGTAGTTCCAACGGGTTGTGTTGATGTGATAAAAGGAACTTTAAACTTAAAAAATTCGTAAACGATGGGAGCTAGTATAACGAGATTTGGAACATACGCCGAGGGTGATGTGAAACTAGGAATAGGTGCGCTACAGGATTTGGATGTTATGTCAGTTGAGTATGGATACGAATACGACCATAAGGACGTAGAACGTATCAGGCGTGATTCAGGTGCATTCATTATTGGTAAGAAATCGAAAGATGGAAAATTAGGTTTACCACTTGGTGTGGTTAGTGCTCTTGAAAAAACAGCTCCTAACCGCGATTTGGCAATGATTAAACCATTTGCAAGTACTTGCGAGTTCGTAAGCGATGACGGTGAAATTATTGTTGATGTCGTGATCTGGAAATTCAAAGGAAATCGCCGGAAAGTAACCAGTGGTGGCGGTGAAGTTGGAAACGAATTTGATATGCACGTAGTGGATATTAAGCCGAATGTAGGAGTATAAGATTGAGCTTTCCCAAAGTCTGGAACTTTGGGAAAGTTATTTGATAATTTTTTAAACAGATTTTAAATACAATTTAAAGCATTACACAAAATGAGTAAAACACAAACTTTGCCGGAAGGCATCACACAGGAAATGGTAGACCAGGCCAAAGCTAAACATGGTGAAGGAAAAGTAAAATGTATCAGTTTGCCAAAGGATGATGACAATAACGAATTTTTAAACGTACTGGCTATCGTTCCAACGCGTGCTGTTGTTGGACAGTATCGCCGGTATGCCGATTCCGACCCAAAGAAAGCGGATGAAATACTAGTGAAAAACTGCCTTTTAAGCCATAAAGATGAAGTGTTGGCCGACGATGGTTTGTTTTTCGGAGCTGTGACCGGGCTTGCTGAACTTATACCGGTTAGACAGGGCATAGTAAAAAACTTATAGAGCAGCTGCAGCAGATTAAATACTTTTCGGATGTAAATCCTGACAGCTGCGATATAGAAGACTTAATACAAATATTTAATCCGATGATTCGGTACTATTTTAAAGAAAATCCGGAAACGTTGAGCGATGAAGATTTTGCGGTGCGTGTGAAGGAACTGAAATGGTTGGCCGATGAGGGTTTTTTGAGAGGTAAAGCGATATGATAATTGATTTTGCAGGCAGGTTTCAGGCAGCTTTCGGTTTTATGACCGGTAATGTAGCAGCCCGATTAATCGAGAATGGTTTTGGTGAGGTTATAAAGGATGCGAATGTGTTTGACATGGCCGTTTATACGATGGATGAAAACTCGTATTTCGATGACATTCTGCTTTATAAAGATAATGACGAATATCTCTTTGGCTTTCGGTCATTGAACGAAGAAAATGCCGATGTTTTTGCAACCCCGCCTATGTTATCGATGAAGCGTGCCAAAAAGCTTGTAATAACAGCTATCGACAACAGCGATACGGAAGTTATTGAGCGATATGGTACTGAGCCCTGGGAAATAACATGGCGCGGGTTGCTAATCGACATGGAAAACCACAAGTTTCCGATTGATAAAATGGAGGATATAAATACCATTTTTGAGAAAAACGATATCTGGAATGTGGCTTCAGAGATTTTGAATAAAGTGGGTGTGAATAGCATTTATATTGTGGATATCGCCATTGATTTTGTAGAAGGGTTCGAAGATACCATATCCTACACATTAATAACCAGAGCGATTAAACCTGTAGAATTTCAATTGATAAATACATAATACCCTGAAGGGTAATTTTATTCATTATGCTTGCTTACTTAAACATGTCTTCAAGAGTTACGCTTGGTAACGTATTGCTGAATAACATTTCAGGCTACGAGATCAACGAAAATGTACTGGAAATGTCGAATGTAGCTAACATAATAATACCTAGAAATTACAAGAAACTGGCTGAAAAACCAATTCTTGAAGTAATAAAAGTGGGTGACATAGTAAAAATTGAAAGCTGCTACAATGGATTATTCGGTATTGAATTTACCGGATATATCAAAGAGATTGAAAGTGATCTACCTCTTATTATTCATTGTGAAGATGAAACGTATGTGTTGAGACAAACCAGTTTTATTAAATCGTACAAATCGGCTACGCTAAAACAGATACTTACCGATATTATTCCACGGAGCATTACATGGGAAGTTCCAGCGATTCATATCGGGAAATATCAGATTGATAAAGCATCGGCCTATGAGGTATTGAATGATTTGATGAAACGATACGGACTTTACAGCCGGTTAACCAACGGACATTTAAAGGTTGGACTGGCTTACGATTTTGCGGATACTTCCAGGAATCATGTTTATACGATTGGTGTTGATGTAAAGAAAAATGAGCTGAAGTATAAGCGTAAAGATGATTTTAAAATACGGTTCAAAGCAACGGCAACGAGTCCTAACGGTAAAAAAGTACACGTTACGGTTGGAAGCCTGGAAGCAAATGCCAGCGAGAGAACGCTGAACTTTGCAGGGCCGATGACCGAGGCGCAATTGAAAGAAAAAGCCAGGGCAATAATGGCAAAACTGGTGTATGATGGTTACACCGGAACTATAACCGGTTTTGGAATGCCCCGAACGCGTGCAGGTGATGCGTTGGAAATACGCGATAAATGGGAGCCTGAACGTGCAGGAAAGTACTTGATTGAAAAAGTGGATATTTTATATAACGATAGTGAAGGTTACAAACGCGTAAATACGCTTTCGTATAAAATATAAATAAGGCTGTTTAAGCGTGTTTTTTATATGTGCTTGAACAAACATCCGCATATTGGGTGTAAAATTGATTGTGTTGAAGTTTAAAGCGTTTTTAAAGTACGTTATGAGTGCAGAAGCATTAGAAGAAGCGATAAAAAAAGCAATAGTCGCAGTGATTGACCGGTTCGAGCTTAAAGAAGTAATCACCGGCACGGTAGTAAAAGTGGGTGAAACAACCTGCGACGTTGAGCGCGATAACGCTCCTGCACTCTATGACGTGCGATTAAGTGCTATTGATGATGACTTACAAACATACTGCGTAACAGTTCCTGCAGAGAATTCAAGCGTGGTGGTAGGCATTATTGAGGGGTTGAAGACTGAAGCTGTGTTGCTTCGTTGCTCTGAGGTACAGGCGTTCCGTATTAAGATAGGTGGTAAAACATTTATTGTTGATAAGGATGGTGCAACGCTTAACGGAACTAACCTGGCACAATGG